TTGCCGAGCTCGACATTGTTGATGTGCGGCGCGCATCCCGACTTGAACACCATGACAAGCTCGTGCTGCGAGCGGTAGAGCGAGCCGTCGATGCGCAGCATCGCTCCGCGACGACCCGCCATTCGTCTTCGCCCAGACGCAGATGTTTTTGAGTTCCGAGTAGGTCGCCTTGCCGGCCGCGAGCACCTCGCCGACATGGCGCCAATCGATACAGACGAAGTGGATCGCGCCGTCGACGGTGTGGCCGGCGAGGTTGGCGAACACGGTTGCCAGAAAGCGCGTGAACTCGGCCTCGCTCATCTCGCCCGAGGCAAAGGCGAACTCGCGATGCTTGACGGCGCCGAGCCCGCAAACGTGGCCGTCGATCTTCACGTTGTAGGGCGGATCGGTGAACACCATCTGGGCGCGGTCGCCATCAAGCAGAAGCGCGTAGGTCGCGGCATCCATCGCATCGCCACAGATGAGACGGTGACGCCCGATCCGCCAGATATCGCCGGGGCGCGTGACGGCCGGCCCCAAGGTGGGTCCCGGCACGGTGTCCGCCGGGTCATCGTCAGGCTCGGAACCGCCAAGCAGGAGGTCGATCTCGGCCATTTCGAAGCCGGTGATGGTAACGTCGAAATCGAGATCGAGGCTCGTCAGGTGCTGCAATTCGATCGCCAGGATCTCGCGATCCCATCCGGCCTTCTCGGCAAGCCTATTGTCGGCGAGGATATAGGCGCGCCTCTGTGCATCATCGAGGTGCTCGAGCCGCAGGCAGGGTACAGTTTCTAAGTCGAGCTTCCGGGCGGCCTCGACCCGGCCGTGGCCGGCGATAATGACGCCGTCTGCGTCAATCAAGACGGGATTGTTGAAGCCGAATGCCTTGATGCTCGCAGCGATCTGCGCGATCTGCTTGGCGCTGTGGGTGCGGGCATTCGAGCTGTAAGGTCTCAAGTCGGCGAGGGAAACGTGCTCGATGGCGAGCGGTAACGAGGACACGGGTCGATCTCCTTTGAACAGAGTCCGACCCGGCACGTGGGGCTCACCCGCTCCCCTTCCTTTCACGCGAAACCAAAATGGATTTTGTGAAGAATTCCAAACCGGCTTCGAAAATCTACGACGCTGCCGGTACCTTGCGCGGAATGCTTCGGCGAGGCTTCTTCTCGGATGCGTCCTTCAGCTCGCTTACAAGGTTCTTCAATCGGCCGTTTTTCAAATCTTTCAGAGTGGGCAGACACTTGCGGACATAATCGCACGCGAGATCCCCGGCCGGGGGAACGCGCGCGGGAACAGGATCGCGGCGCCGCTGGGTTTGGGCCTCCTGTTTCAGCCGATCGCGATCGGCCTTGGCCTGTTCGACAGCAGCGGCGTAGACGCCCGGTAGCATCATCAACTCGACAAGCTCAACCCCGGTTTGACGCGCTTTGGGTGCGCCCTGACGCCGAATTCGTTTGCCGCGCAAGTGGAGCACGACGGTCTGCCGAAGGCTCTCCGGCAAGGCTTCATTTTTGAAGAGTTCGACGAGGTCGGCGAGTTCCTCGGGTCTAAGGGTCGCCTCGCCAGAGGCGTGATCGCGAGCCAGCCGAGACAGCAGCCTGCCGGGGCCGCCGGGCCCCCAGAGCCCATAAATCCCGATATGGGCCAGGGATTTCGGTGTGACGACCTTGACTACGAACGGTTCCGCCTCGGCTACCCGATCGTCGCCTTTGTGTTCGCGTCCCGAATTGCCGTCGCGCTCGGCCATGGCACCCTCCTCGGCTCATGGCCAAATTCTAATCCTGCTTGGTTATCCGTCCGTTGATCGCAATCCGACGGGCACGTTGCCGTCCGCTTCGCGGACCCATCCTCTGGTCGGTGTATGCGGTCGCCTCGACGATTGCGTGTGTCGCGCCCCCATCAGAGGTGACGCTCTGGGGGAGCGGAAAGCGCGAAGCGGACTGACTGTCGGCCAACGATGACTGGGTCTCGACCCAGGACTTGGGGTCGGCCTCGAGCTTACGGGCAACAATCGCAAAGAGTGTCAGGTCGAGCGACGTTTGATCGATGGAGCCGGTTGGGGTAGACATGGCGGGGCGGCTCTTGGTTAACAGACGGTGATAACGCCTTCGCGCAAGTCCAGCGCGGCACGGGTATCCAAGATACCCTGTTACCGCGAATGAATACCCTGATCGACCCAAAGCGCTCGCTGTTCTCGGGGAAAAATTCCCTGATCTGTTCGTCAGGGAATTCTTGGCCCCAAGGCCGAGTTCACGGCCCTTTCGGGCGGTTGAAGGCGCCGAAAACCACGGAAAGTGGTCGAAATTCCCTGTTATCGGCATTCGTCGCGCAGAGACGGGTTCGCCAACGACTGCTTCCACCGCCATCTAACCCCTGATATCATTGGTAAAAACGAGTTTTGAGGCAGGATTCGAACTTGTCCCGTAGTGTCCGCGGGTTAGCGCCGGGGTGCCATTCGAGCGGGGACGCAGAGACCGTTTTGGTGCCGGTTCTGTGACGCTGCACGGCCAAAAGTCTCCTATCGGGTTTCGTGTGGTACCGCAAATTGGCGCACGTCGCCGGAATGATCGCGGACAGTTCCCGCAGACACGGGCCTTGATTGGGCCGAGCCGGCGCATTTTCGATAGTCTGCCCTGGGATTATTTGAGACCGAGCTGGCCACGCTGAGCCAACCAAGTCGGCGTCAGCTGGCCGGCCAGCATGAGCTTGTTCGCGGTCAGCTCCGCAGGCTGGCGGCCCTGCAGGATCGCGGCCGTGATTTCGGGAGCGAGAAAACTGAGCCTGAAGACGCGTGTGAAATAGGATCGGCTGACGCCGACCTTGGCTGCCAGCTCGGCGACCGTCATGCCCGCACCGCTCATGATCAGATTACTGAACCGACGGGCCTGAGCCAGCAGACGCAGCAGGCTGCGATCGGCCTGTCGGTGTAGCGGACCGGACGCTCCCTGGATCAGCAGCTTGGTTTCCATGCCGGTCCGTCGCAGCCGGGCCGGCACTGACAGAACACTTGTTGGCCCGTCTGGACTTGTCGGCAATCGACGGACGTCAAGATCGGGTTTCACGACGTGGGGCAGCACCGCAGGACGGACCACGACGTCGACCGACTCGGGACGGACGTCCACTCGTTCGACCAGCACATGCAGGATGGCGCGCTTGGTAGGTGCCAATAGCCCCGGCCAGCAGCGTGCAAGGTCAGCGGCATTCACGATCAGGGACTTGGCGACCGCGACGGTTGCTGACCCGGCGGCTTCGAAAACGGCGGCCTCATCCATCAAGAGGGCGCAGATGCGGTCCTGTACGATGGCCTCGATGTCCGCGGCCGGAACCCGGCACGCCGCCTCCGACGCCCTCGGCCGTCCGCACTTCATCAGCGACTGGCTGACGTAGTAGCGGTAGCGAGTCCCCTTCTTGTTGGCGTGCGTCGGTGACATGCGCTCGCCGCTGCCATCGTAGACGAGGCCGGCCAGCAGGCTGGGCGCGGTCGCCGTCGACCGCGTGACGCGCTCGACGCGGTTCTCGGTAAGCGCGGCTTGAACCTCGTCCCACAGTACCTCGTCTATGATCGCCTCGTGCAGACCGGGATAGGAATTCTCCTTGTGCACGATCTCGCCTCGGTAGATTCGGTTCTGCAGCATCAGATAGAGCGCACCCCGGGCGAGCGCCATTCCGCCAGTCGCGCGGTCGAAACGGTCGATCCGCGCCTTGCTGACGAAGCCGTCGGAATCGAGTTCTTCCTTCAAGGCGCGAACCGATTTCAGGATCGCGTATCGGCGGTAGATATGCCGGACGGTGTCGGCCTCTGACACGTTCACCACGAGCCTGCGATCCTGAACGTCGTAGCCGAGCGGCGGCAGCCCGCCCTTCCATAGGCCCTTCTGCTTCGACGCCGCGATCTTGTCGCGGATCCGCTCGCCGGTCACCTCACGCTCGAACTGAGCGAACGAGAGCAGCATGTTGAGCGTCAACCGCCCCATCGACATCGTGGTGTTGAATTGCTGCGTGACGGACACGAATGACACGTCCTTGGCGTCGCGTCGACGATCTTGACGAAATCGTTGAGTGAGCGCGTTAAGCGGTCGACCTTGTAAACCACGACCGTGTCGACGCGGCCGGCGCCGATGTCAGCGAGCAAACGTTGGAGCGCCGGCCGCTCCAAAGTCCCGCCGGATATGCCGCCATCGTCGTACAATTGGGGCAGTGCGACCCATCCGGCGCCCTTCTGACTAAGGATGTTGGCCTGGCGCGCCTCGCGCTGAGCGTCGAGTGAGTTGAACTCCTGATCGAGCCCATCCTCTGACGATTTGCGGGTGTAGATGGCGCAGCGATTGCTCGCCGCGCCATTTGGTCGATTGGCAACGGTCTTGCTACTCATCGGTGGGCCCTCCGGCCGTCGAGTCACCGGCTGCCGGCTCGGCCTTCGCTTTACCGAGTCCGAAGAACCTCGGTCCCGACCAGTTCGTGCCGGTCATCTCGCGCGCAATCACCGACAGCGACCTCCACGTCTGGCCTCGCCACAGGAAGCCATCCTCGACGACCAGGACCTCGTGCGTCTCCCCGCCCCAGGTGCGAACGAGCCGCGCGCCCCGTTTGAGGCTGGCACTGCGCGGCTTGGCCAGATCCGACTTCGACTCCATGGTTCTCGCCAGCTCGGCGATCTGGCGTTTTGACGTGGCGCTTAAAACCGCCGAGCACCCGCTCCTGCAGCTTCCAGGCGATCCCGAGTTCGAGCAGGTCCCGGCTGAGTTTCTTGGGCGGGTCGACACGATAAAGGCGGCGCCATGCGAACCGCAGATCCGTGTATGTCGTCGTGCCGAGTGCGGCGATCTCGGTGGCCAGCGACCCAGCGTCGGCGAGCCTACGCGCGCCGACGCTCTGCAAAGTTGCGTTGGTCTCATGCCGTTCCTCAGGCTTGAGATCCGTCGGGGCAGACTGCCCAGCGGCAATCACCTGTGCCTGCTCTGGGGATCGAAGCTCCTCGACTATGGTTGGCTTGATCATTGCTTCGAAGCCCCCGCAGCGACGACGCGATAGCGGCGCACCTCGCCGTCCGCCTTCGATGAGACGAGCGTGAGGCCCAGCTTTTTCTTGACGGCACCGGCAAGAAATCCCCGGACACTGTGGGGCTGCCAGCCGGTTGCCGACTGCAAGTCTTTGATGGTGGCGCCGTTGGGGCGTGCCAGCAGGGTCAAGCAGGCGCTCTGCTTCGAGCTTCGTTTGGCGCCGCCTGCGCTTGAAATATGCGGCGGGGCCGGGGTACGTGCCGGCTCCGGAGCGCGATGATTGCGCGACAGGCGCTTCGGGGCCGACGTCGGCGACGGCTTGGCTTGAAGCTGGGTGCCTGAGCTTTGCCAACGACCTCGCTGCCGGCTGTCGTCAGAGCCTCCGACGCACGGCGCTCGGCCGCGATCTCGGCGAACGTCCGGCCGGTCCCGGCATGCACGGCCTCGACGCCCGCG